CAGTCAACATGCCCCCACCTAACCGGGATGTCAAACCTGAGCCCTGCTCAGGTTTCATGTTCCTGACCGGTAGGTAAGTACCCCTACCAGGGGCGGTGACCCTAAGGTGTCGACATGAAGCGATACGAGGTCGTGCCTGACAGCGAGCCCCTGGTCAAGATGGCCGTGTACGTCTACCCGAAGGTACGGCAGCAGATCAGGGAACAGGCAGCCCTGCGGGGGATGTCGATGTCGAACTACCTGCTTGAACTCGCCATTGAGGACCGTGCTCGCATCTTGAAGGAGGCCGACCGTGGATACCCTGAAGGCAAGACTGCCCGGGACCTGCCCCATCTGCCGCTCAGCGATTAGTCCAGGTGACCCCTTGGGTCGATGGATGCAATCGTGGGCTCACAGGCCCTGTGTCGAATCCTGGCGGCAGTACGAGTCCAACCAGCTGGCCATCCTCAGGGGCGAGACGTTCGCCTCTCAGAAGCCCTCCGAATGGCGCAGGAAGCCTACTCAGGTGACGGGTGGCCGCCGCAGGCAGCACACCCGGGGGATTCGCAAGATCGGCTAATAGACCCCACTAGCGCATCCCACCGCCATCCCGGCACACTGCCGGGATGGAACCTACGGTTGGCAGGATCGTTCACTACGTGTCCCATGGCAGCCCTGTGCGGGCTGACGGCACGCAGGCGTACTCCTCGGTGTGTCGGGCTGCGATCGTCACGGAGGCGGGCACCAGCCCGGTCGGGATCACCCTGTGCGTACTCAACCCCACCGGGATGTTCTTCAGCCCGGACGTCTGGGTGGATGAGGAGCACCACGCCGGTGGCTCCTGGCACTGGCCGGAGCGGGCATGACCATCAAGACCGGCTGCCCCGTCTGCGACGAGCCCACCGGCATTCGCGGGCAGGTGGTCTACCTCTCGCACTGCCAGCAGTGCCACACCTACCCTTGCGATGAGTGCGGATCATGCCGGTGCCACGGTGCGCACCACCACACCTGCACCAAGGGGTAGCTGATGACGAAGGTCTACATCGGTGGTCGTGGAGACGTCGTCTCCAAGGAGAACAGCAAGAAGACGATCCTGGCCGCACTGCGGTCGGGCTTCTCGGTGGACATCGCCTGCCAGTCGGCAGGCCGGTCACGGTCCTCCTACGACATCTACCGCCGGGAGGACCCGGACTTCCGGCGCCTGGCCGATGAGGCCCGTCACGGCAGCCTGAAGAAGGTCCAGGAGAACCGGCAGGACATCCTGCCGTTCCCGGACTTCTGCCAGGAGTACCTGGACACCACGCTGTTCCGGCATCACCTGCAGTGGTACGACCTGCTGGAAGGCAAGCCCCCCCGGGACTTGTCCCCGAACCAGCGGTACGTTCCTGGTGACACCGACTCGATCATGGTGAACACTCCCCCGGAGCACGCGAAGTCCACGGTGCTGACCGTGAACTACGTGGTGTGGCGGATCTGCCAGGACCCGAACATCCGGATCCTGATCGTGTCCAAGACCCAGGACATGGCCAAGAAGTTCCTCGTGTCCATCAAGGACCGCCTGGCGGAGTCGGACACGTACTACAAGCTGCAGACGGACTTCGCGCCGCAGGGCGGCTTCGCCGACGGCTCCACGTCGTGGAGCGCGGACCGCATCTACGTCAACGGCCGGGACTCCGGCGAGAAGGACCCGACCGTTCAGGCGGTCGGCATCAAGGGCCACATCTACGGGTCGCGCTGTGACCTGGCGATCATGGATGACTGTGTGGACCACACCAATCACCAGGAGTACGCGAAGCAGATCAACTGGATCCAGACGCAGGTAGGGTCGCGTGTCGCCGACGGCGCAGGCCGGATGCTGCTCATCGGCACCCGCATGGAGACCACCGACCTGTACTCGGAGATCCTGAAGCCTGAGTACTACCCGGAGGACACGTCCCCGTGGACGTACCTGACGCAGCCCGCGGTTGAGGAGTACGCCGAGGACCCGAAGGACTGGAAGACCCTGTGGCCTGCCACCAACCGTCCCCCCGTGTCGGTGCAGGCCCGCAAGATTGCCGTGCAGAACGAGGACGGCCTGTGGCCCATGTGGGATGGCCCGGCGCTGGCCCGCAAGCGCCGCAAGATGTCGGTGAAGAACTGGACGCTGGTCTACCAGCAGGAGCAGGTGGCAGATGATGCGACGTTCAGCGCGAAAGACATCAACGGCTGCACCGAGCGACGGCGCTACGCCGGTCGCATGTTCGACGGCCAGCCCGGGCACCGCCGCTTCGGGATGGATGGACTCTATGTCGTCGCGGGGCTCGATCCGGCGACTACTGGACATACAGCTGCCGTTGTTCTCGGCGTGGATCGCGAGTCAGGACGCCGCTACGTGCTCGATGTGTTCAACCGGCCCGGAACCCTGCCCCATGAGCTTCGAGATCTGATCAAGGGCTGGACCGAGCGGTACGGCGTCCAGGAGTGGCGGATCGAGAAGAACGCCTTCCAGGGCAGCATCATCCAGGACCTGGACCTGCGGTCGTTCTGCAACGGCCGCGGCTGCCTGCTGACCGGCCACTTCACCAACGGCAACAAGTGGGACTCGGACTTCGGTGTCGCGTCGATGGCCCTGCTCTTCCAGGACTGGGAGCACAAGCGCAACCTGATCGAGCTGCCCAGCTCGTACCAGTCCGAGGGCATGCGCTCCCTGGTGGAACAGCTCACCTCATGGTTCCCTGCCACCAAGGGGAAGACCGACACGGTCATGGCCCTGTGGTTCGCGGAGATCCGCGCGAGGGAATTGATGGAGCAGGGCGAGTTCAGCGCCTTCCACTTGCAGAACGAGTTCGCCTCGATGAGGGACACTGAAGATCAAGTAGTGATCGACGTGGACTACGTCCTGGCGCAAGGCGGCTCTCATCAGTGGAACGGACGCTGGTAGCAGCGACTCACAGGAGACAGGCGGCATGAAGAAGCCGGTGTGGGACTCACACCCCGGAGTCAGGTCCGGACGGGACCTGACCATCGGAGAGCGGGCCGCCGATGCGGTCCGGGACCGCATGGGGTCCTGGTCCTTCGTGGTGGCCTTCCTGGGCTTCATGCTGGGCTGGATGCTCCTGAACGGTCGCCGCGGGGTGGATCCATTCCCCTTCATCCTTCTCAACCTCGCCCTGTCGGCCCTGGCCGGTCTGCAGGGAGCGATCCTGCTGATCGCCGCGAAGCGAGCCGACCAGGTGTCGTCCGAGCTGGCACAGTCGGATCACCGTCTGCTGGTGCAGGTGGCACACCAGCTCGGGATAGAGCACGTCCATGACATCAACTGTCAGGAGAGCGAATGAGCATCAAGGGCGTGGACTACGCCTGGTCGCACCCTGGGGGTGCGGCCCTCCGTGGGGCAGGCGTCAAGTTCGCCTGCCGCTACCTGTCGCACGATGCGTCCAAGACAGTCCAGCGGCCGGAAGCCGACGACCTGGCCGCGCACGGCATCTCCCTGGCGGTCGTCTACGAGGACACCGCCAACCGGGCAGCCGACGGCCACCAGGCCGGAGTTAACGACGCCATCGCAGCGATGAAGATGACCAAGGGCATGACCCCCGGGTACACCGACCTCGGGATGCCGCCCGACCGGCCCATCTACTTCGCGGTGGACTTCGACGCCACATGGGCTCAGGTCAGTGACTACCTTGCCGGTGCAGGCCTGAGTATCGGCAAGTCCCGCGTAGGGGTGTACGGCGGCCTGGACATCATCACAGCCGCACGCAACGCCGGGTATACCTGGCTGTGGCAGGCATCCGCCTGGTCGCACGGCCAGTGGAACCCGTACGCCCAGCTTCGCCAGATGCTGGGCACCGAACACATCAACGGCGTCGACTGCGACATCAACGCCGCCATGGTGGCCGACTTCGGCCAGTGGACCCCCGGAGGGGACGACGTGACACCCGAACAGATGACCGCGGCAGCCCAGGTGCTGCTCAACACCGCCATCACCAGCAAGTTCCGCAAGGACGCCAAGGGCGCCCCGCTGCAGATCCCCGTCCGCGAGTACTTCGACTACATGGACGCGCACTACGACAGCCTGATGCAGCAGATCGCCGCGCTCAACGCTCAGGTGGCGGCGCTGACGGCCGCACTGAAGAAGCCGTAGCCCTAAAGTGATCCACTGAACCGCTAGGAGGTGTCATGGCCCTTGATATCCGCACCATCGCTCGCAAGGTGCAGACGCTGCGCCATGACGCCTCCGAGCGTGATTCGCGCATGCAACAGGTGTACAACGTCCGGTCCAACAAGACCGACGAGGTCATGCCGGGGTCATTCCCCGACGCGTGGCCCAAGCCCATCGTGGCCAACTGGATCGACGTCGCCGCCAGGCAGCTCGCCGAGAACCTGGCAGCACTGCCGTCGATCAACTGCGCGTCCGGGATCGAAGTATCGACCCGGGCGAAGGAGTTCAGCGCGAAGCGCACGAAGATCGCGTACTCGTACCTGCTCCACAGTGACCTGCGCAAGAAGATGCCAGTCGGGTGCGACCACTACATCTCGTACGGCTTCCTGCCGATCATCATCGAGCCGGACTTCGAGATGGGTCGGCCGGTCATGCGGTTCGACAACCCCATGAACTCCTACCCGCAGACCGACTTGTTCGGCCGGACCACCAGCTACACGAAGGTGTGGCGGGAGCCCGCCTGGCGGCTCGCCGAGAAGTTCCCCGAGTTCTACAACCAGATCATGGGCATCGTCGCAGGGCGACAGAACGAGGTAGCCCAGGACTCCATGCTCGAAGTGGTCAAGTACTTCGACAAGGACATCTTCGTTCTGTACATGCCGGAGCGCGGCAACCTGGTCCTGATGGAGCAGGCCAACCACTTCGGGAAGCTCCCCGTCGTCGTCGTCAACAAGCCGTCCTACGACGGCGAGACACGTGGCCAGTTCGATGACGTGATCTGGGTGCACATGGCCCGCGCCCGCATGGCGCTCCTCGGACTGCAGGCCACCCAGCAGACCGTCCGTGCACCGCTGGCGATCCCCACCGACGTGCAGCGCATCCCCTTCGGCGATGACGCCATCATCCGGACCAACAGTCCGGAGAAGATCCGCCGCGTCGGCACCGACGTGCCGCAGATCGCCTGGCAGCAGGAGCAGGTGCTCCAGCAGGACATGATGATGGGGTCCCGCACCCCGCCGTCGTCCACCGGCAACCTTCAGGCCTCCGTCATCACCGGCAAGGGCGTCGACGCCCTCAATGGTGGCTACGACATTCAGGTGGCCACCGGCCAGCTGATGCTGGGTGAGGGCCTGCGTGAGGCCCTGCAGCTGTGCTTCGAGATGGACGAGAAGTTCTGGCCCGACCACGTCAAGGAGATCAGGGGCGTCGTCAACGGCGAACCGTTCGAAGAGACGTACAAGCCGTCCAAGGACATCAAGTCCGACTACACCGTGTCGGTGTCGTACGGCTTCGCCGCCGGGATGAATCCCAACCAGGCCCTGGTGTTCCTCCTCCAGCTCCGTGGTGACCAGCTCGTTCCGCGTGACTTCGTGCAGCGCCAGCTGCCCATGGATATCGACGTCACTGCCCTGCAGAAGCAGGTCGACATTGAGCAGGTCGAAGACGCCCTCAAGCAGGGTGTCTTCGGGATGCTGTCCTCGATCGGCATCATGGCGCAGCAGGGTCAGGACCCCACCGAGCTGCTTACCAAGACTGCTGCGATCATCGGGAAGCGTGAGAAGGGCATGGCGATGCACGAAGCCATCCTTGCGGCGTTCCAACCCCAGACTCCCCCGCCGGGGGCTGCCGTTCCAGGCGGCCCGCCAGCTCCTGGCGGGGGCCCCGGCGGTCCGGGTGGTGGTGTGCCGTTCGGCATCAACCCGGACACGGGCATGCCGTCCAACATCGCCCCCGGCCAGGCCGGGATGGGTCCGGGTGGGCGCCCGGACATGCAGTCCCTGCTGGCAGGCCTGTCCGGCAGTGGTAAGCCCGATCTTCGGGCATCAGTGATTCGGAGGCAGCCCGCATGAGCGAGGTCAAGGTCATGGAGTGCGAGCGGTGTGGCCGGGAACTCCCCAGCCACCACCTTGGGTGCGTGGACATCGGCGCACCGATCGAGACCGAGACGTACGACGGGCCCCTCAAGGAGACTGCGTTCGACGGGGAACAGAACGTCTGTCTCGCGGACGGATGCCAGGATGAGCCAAAGCCGTATGGTGGGCGCGGCCCGCGCCCCAAGTTCTGTGCGGCGCACGGATCGGGAAAGGGTAAGTAGATGGCAACCAGCAACGAAGGCCACGAGGGCGGCTCGCAGCCGATGATGAGTCTGCAGGGTGGCACCGGCCCGGTGTACATGCAGGCTCCGCTCGACAGCGAGAACCAGATGAACGACCGCCCGCAGTCGGACGACATGCCCATGCAGGGCATGTGGGACACCACGGTGATCGGGTCCGGCATGAACGGTGGCGCCCACCTGAACGGCGCGAACCCGATCCACCACTAGAACATAGGAGGGGCCATGGCGAGTGGCGGTTACCGTAAGCCAGCCCATCCGGCCCCTGTGAGTGGGCCGGGTGCGCTCTCGCAGCGCACGGACGGCGGACCCGGCAAGCAGCCGGTCCGTCCTGTCACCGGCCTGCCCTATGGTGCGGGTCAGGACTTGCAGCAAACGCAGGCTGCTGCACCGATGTCCGCCTCCCCCGGCGGCAACGCCCCCCCCGTGGGGGCGGCAAGTGGTGGGGGCCCGGCGGCGCCCCCCCAGCGCACCCCGTTCGGTGCCCCCACCACTCAGCCCGGCGTGCCCGTCACCGACGGGGCGGCCGGTGGGCCGGGCACGGGCCCCGAGGCCCTGGGTCTGCCCAATCAGGCCAACCAGGACATGCAGGAGCAGCTCAAGTATCTGCCGGTGTACCAGCACATGGCTAACCAGGCTGGTTCACCCTCCGCAGCGCGGAATCTTGTGCGATCCCTGATGGCGTTCGCCGTCCAGGGCGGAGGGGGGCAGTAGTGGACTGGTGGTACACCGTGAACAACTATGCGGCGATGATCCCGCAGTCCCCGGCGTTGGCCGCGTTCTTCGCCACCAACGGACCCAACCCGGACACGATGGGCTATGACATGGTGTCGCAGCTCCAGCAGTCCCCGACCCCGGTCAGCCTCTACCCGTCCTCGGTGGTGAACTGATGGGCCTTGGTGACTGGCTGGCCACCGGCATCGCCGCCGTGTATTCCGGCGCTGCCGAGGTCAACAACCTAATCAACCCGTTCTCGTCGCCTCCCCCGGCGGCCAAGCAGTTCCCCACGGCCCCGGGTACACAGGGTGACCCGAATGCGGGCCCGAACATTCTGCAGCCGCAGCTTGAGGGCGCCTTGCAGGCGATCAACTGGTTCCGGCAGAAGGCCGTTAGCCAGCCCCTGGCGACGAGTCTCCTTGTTGCGTCCAAGGGGTCGGAGTCCCGGTACTCCGGGGACCCGGGGTTCTTCTTCAACAGCAAGAACTGGTCGGATGCGTGGACTGCGTCCGCGCACATCTCCCCCGGTCAGGCGTTCCTGCTCAATCCGGACCAGAACGAAGCCTCGAAGGCCGAGGCCTCTCCGCTGTCGTACTACAAGCCTGCGGATTCGTACCTGCCGCCGGGCTTCAATCAGCTGCCGCAGGACCAGCAGCAGGAGATGCTGAAGAACGCGGGCCTGCCCGCAGTCGGCAATCAGTACATCGAACTGCGGCGTGACTCCGAGCTGTACAAGTGGGGGTCTGGTGGCCTGGACTTCGCTGCTGCGTCCTACCTGGACCCGACCGTCATCGCTGGCAAGGGCGTGGGTCGCCTGCGCTCCACGGTGGTGGCGGATGCTGGTGCCAAGGCTGCTCTGGGCAACATCTTCACCGGGAAGCTGAGCGCGGACGCCACGAACTTCGTGCGTCCCATGCCGTCACCGGCGGCCATTCTTGCCAACAAGATCACTGGGAAGCCGATCACGGCCAACCTGGGCTGGGACAAGGTCGACATCGACCGGCTGGTCAACACGTCGCGCCTCAAGCAGGCACAGGATTTCCTGTGGACCAACAAGGACAACCCGCAGCTGGTCAACCAGCTGCCCCTGGCGACGAAGACCGCCCTTGGCCCGCGCCTCGGTGCGATCGTCTCCACGCTGCAGTCACCGGAGGAAGTGAACCTGTTCCTTCGCTCCGGGATGGGCGATGTTGCCGCGCAGAGCATCCTGCGGGCGAAGAACGCGGCGGCCAACGCCGCGTACGCGCAGGACGGTGACCGCCTGGCGGCGTTGGAGCTGCAGCGCAGCACCAACATCAAGAATCCGTACGCGGTGCAGCTGATCAACGCCAGGATGGCGCAGATCCAGGACGGCATGAACGCCAACGCCAACCTGGTGGAGCGGTACAACAATGTCCTGGATCACGCGAACGAGATCGACAACGTCAAGCTGCAGGCCAACGCCTTCGCGTCGGCGAAGACCGCTCAGGCGTCCCAGAACGCGTACACCGCGGGGGCTGGCCGCAGGGCCAACCTGGTGGTCACCGGCGCCCCGCTGACGGGCTCGCTGGTCAAGCAGCGCCTGGTGACCAACCCGTTCTCCACGCCGATCACCATGATCCGGTCGTTCTCCAACTTCAAGCCCCACGGCTACATGGCGTTGGACGACGTCACCCAGGACTCGGTGAATGAACTGCGGGGCTTCCTGGCCCGCATCCCCAACTTCACGCCGCAGGCCCGCGAGAACGCGGTCAACGAGTTCCTGCAGGCCCCCGACGCAGGGTCGCGCCTGGACATGCTCCAGCAGATCTCGTCCCTGGCCATGGGCAAGATCGCCCAGAAGCACGGCCTGACCCCGGAGTACGGCGCCGGGCTGTACGCCGAGCACCAGGACCGGCTGACCTCCGAGATCGCCGGACTTAAGCAGTACTCGGCGATCAAGACGCAGGCCATCGGCGTGGGCAACCAGCGCAACATCCGGGTGGACGCCTTCAGCGACGCCGGTGGTGGCATCTCGATCCACCCGAACATGGTCACCCGGCTGATGAACGACCACATCCTGCCGGACCTGGACATGTACGACACAGTCCTCGGTCGACACAGCAGCGCACTGGGTGCACTGGCCGCCAAGGGCGGCGACGTGCGCGATGCCATCGCCAACAGCAGCGAGTTCCTTAACAAGGCGTGGAAGTTCGGGACCCTCGCCCGACTCGGGTACATCCCCCGCGTCCTGGGGGATGACATTGGCGGGCAGATCGCCCGCCTGGGCATGGCGTCCATGGCGATCCGCGCCGGGTACGGCGTGAAGAACCTCGCCACCAACATGTCGAACATGCTGGTCCACCCGTTCCTTCAGGCCGGGGCGGAAGCCCGCCGCGTGGGCGCGGCGTATGCGCAGTCCGAGATGCAGTTCGTGGATCAGGACATCGCCGCCGTGACGGCGCGTATCCACGCACAGGAGCCGATGCGGCTCAACGTTCACAATGCTGCGCTGGCGCGCATGCAGGCTTCGGACGCCAAGCTCGCTGCCATGCAGGCCGATGCGACCACGCCTCCGGCGAGGCTCGCCGCCATGCAGGCCCTGGCGGCGAAGAACCGCGCACAGTCGCAGACCGCCCACGGGCGGTTGTACGGCAAGGGCACCGTCTACGGTGACCAGTTGGACCAGCTGAACGACCGTCGGGCGTTCCTCACCGACGCATACACCCGCGCCCACGCCGAGGCCGACGCCCTGTCGGCACACCAGCCGAAGGTCACACAGGGAACACAGCTCGTCAACGCACAGGGCCTGGTATTGCCTGCCGCGTTCGGCGGCACGCGTGGGCAGTACTACCAGAAGACGATCAGCGGGGACGAGTCCCTGGCCAACGTCTTCAATACGAACAAGCAGATGATCCAGGGCAACCTGATCCGCAGCTACCAGCACGGCACAGTCGGCGTGGATCCGAACGTGGACCCTGAACTGCACCTCAAGGCCTGGTCGCACATCCTGACTGCCCAGATGGGCCAGGACAAGGCAGGGCGCATCGCCCTGCAGAACGTGGCCAACGGCCTGAGCGTGGACCAGACGGTCAAGACACTGCTGGACTGGTTCAAGACGCCTGCCGGGCAGGCGTACCGCAGCGAGCTGGGACTGAAGGCCACACCGGATCTTGAGGTGGCAAACTCCATCGCCCACGACGTCCACGAGATGGCGATGACCCCGCAGATCGCCGAGAAGGCGATGTCGCCGGAGGGCGTTGATCAGCTCTTCCTCAAGCAGGCCATCCCGGTGGTGGGCCAACGGCCCGACGCCATCGCCCCCGCCGTGGGCCTCAACGGCCTGAACGGCACACGGTTCAAAGGCACGATGGACCGCGTCATTCAGCACTGGTTCGACGCGGTAGCAACGCTGCCCGCGAACTCCTGGTCCCGGCACCCGCTGTTCAACCAGCTCTACGAGGGCCACGCCCACGCAATCGTGGGCCAGGAAGCCAAGCAGGGCGTGGTGCACACGTCGCTGGACGCTGACCGGATCGCTGAGACGGCGCGCCGACTGGCGATGAAGGACACCAGGAACCTGGTCTTCGACATCGCCCACCAGAGCGACGCGATGGCAGCGCTCCGCATGACGTCCCCGTTCTTCGCCGCCTCCCTTGAGGGCTGGCAGCGCTGGTCCCGGATCATCCTGGACAAGCCACAGACAGTTGGCTACGCCGCGAAGTTCTTCAACGCCCCGCTGTCGGCGGGGTGGGTGCAGGACCAGGACGGCAACCACGTCATGCCGGACGGACGGGCGTTCGACCCGGTGCAGGGCAAGATGGTCGACGTCCCTATGAGCAGCAGGCGCATCGTCGCCCGGGTCCCGTGGGGACTCGCCAAGGGCGGCATCATGAACCCGATCGCCACGATCCTGGGCGCCAACGGCGACGGCCAGATCAACCTGTCGCAGACGTCGATGAACATCGTCTTGAACGGTGACCCGTGGTTCAACCCCGGCCAGGGGCCGCTGGTGACGATCCCGCTGCAGGAGTACGTCAAGGACAAGCCCAGTGACGCCCTGCTGGCACGCCAGATGGGCGTGCTGCCGTTCGGTGTGTCCAACGCTCCTGGCGGCGTCCTGGGGCGTGCCGTGGACCAGTTCGAGCCACGGACGCTCAAGGACTTCCTGATCGGGTTCGACACCACGGACAGCCGGTACCAGCAGGTCAAGCTGCAGATCACCCAGGACGCGTACTACAACCACGCGAACCTTGGTCAGCCCATGCCGACAGCGGCGAAGATCGCCGCCATGACCAGGGACTACTGGCTGTTCTCCGCCGCGTCGGCGTTCACCGGCCCGGTCTCCGGCCAGCGGCCGGACCCGTTCGCGTTCTACCGCGACCAGTACAACAACCTGCGGCGCACCAACGCGTCCACGGCCGACTCTCAGTTCCTCGCCAAGTACGGCGAGAGCTACTTCGTGTTCGCTCAGGCGATGAGCAAGAACGCCTCGGGTGTGGGTGCGACCTTGAAGGCCGCGCAGCTGGAGAAGCAGTACGGCCAGCAGATCTCCGAGAACCCGGAGCTGGCCGCACTGATCATCGGGCCGAACGGCAACGGCCCGTTCTCACCAGAGGCGTACTCCTACGAGCTGAACACCCCGCTGATCCCCGGCGGGGAAGAGATGATGCGCACCAAGATCTCCGCCACCGACGCCATGGCGGAGAACCAGAAGCGCCTGGGGTGGGCCAAGTACACCGGCGTCATGAACAGCCTCAACGCGCAGCTGTACGCGCAGGGCTTCAAGACGTTCCAGGACAAGGGCGCCGAAGCCCTCAACGGCATGCGCCAGGCGTACGTGAAGCTGTACGGGCAGCCACTACTGCCCACTGGTCAGGCCAACCCGTTCTACAACGACGCATGGTCCAAGGACTACAACTCGTTCGACCCACTGAAGTACGAACGCCTGATCCCCGGGCTGCAGAAGATCGCCAGCAGCCCGCTGGCGGACGACCCCAGCCGTACCGACCTCAAGGTGCTGCAGTCGTACCTGTCGCAGCGCGCAGCGCTGACGACGCTGCTCAATGCCCGCAATGCAGAGAAGGCCGGGTCGGCCGACCTCAAGGCCGGGTCCAACAAGGATCTCCACGACGCGTGGATCAACGCAGTTCAGGGGCTCGTGGAGAGCGACGTGAACTTTGGGAACCTCTACCATCGGTACCTGAGTAGGGATCTTGGTGTGGACGCAGCCCCCGAGGCAGCTCAGGTGCCCACCACTCCCGGAATGGGAGCGTAAGTGCTGACTGATACGCCGAGCGCACAGGCCTCGGCTACGGCGAGCGCACAGGCCTCGCCTGCGGCGAGCGGCGGGTACACCCCGTCCGCTGCGGAACTGCAGGCCTTGCAGGCCTTCGCCAGCACGACTGCCACCACCGGGACCGGCCAGGTCTACATGGGCACCCTGGCCCCCATCGGGGGCGGCAGGGGCGCATCCCAGGATCTCACCCCCCAGCGGCCCGGTGGGGCCAAGTGGATGTCCACATCGGATGCCATTGCCGAGTTCGGCAACTGGACCCCGAAGCAGATCAACGATCTTGTGGCCAAGGGCATCGTCGGCGGTCTGCTCAAGCCTGGCGACGGCCAGGCCGAGGGGTACGGACTGTGGCAGAAGCTAGTCAACATGTCCGCCGTGTACGGCGCCAAGGGCAACCAGGTCTCCCCGTTCGATGTGCTGGCCACGTACGTCAACGACTCGTCGTCGGCAGGGGTGTGGAAGAAGACCGGTGATGGTCTGTTCCAGGTCAATACGATCACCGGTGAGCGGCAGTACATCGGTCCGCAGTTCCGGACCACGACCACCGCTGTGGTCAATCTGACCGATCCGACCACGGCGAAGGCCGTGGCCACGTCGATCTTCCAGCAGCTCCTTGGCCGTGACCCGCTGCCGGGTGAGCTGAACACCTACGCATCGGCCCTGACCCAGGCCGAGCAGGCCAACCCGACGACGATCGACACCACGAACCAGTACGACAGCATGGGCAACGTCATCGCGACGACGAAGCAGAACCAGCAGGGCGGCTACGGCGCCGACGCGCAGAAGTTCCTGGCCGCTCAGCAGGCCAAGTCGAACCCGGAGTTCGGCGCCACGCAGGCGGCGACCACGTACGAGAATGCCTTCACCAACGCGGTCTACGGGGCGCACCAGTGACCATAGATTGCATCGATGGATACAGTATGATCATCGACATGTGCAGTCTGACGAAGCCCGACAGTGCCGCTGGCGATACGCTGCACCGCCAGCGGGGAGAGCGGTCTTGCGACGAATGTCGCGCAGCGGTGAACACATACCAGCGCAATCGTCGCGCGCAGGGGGTGATCCCCGGACGCAAGTACCAGGTCTGGTCTTGGTACCGCCTGCGATGGGATGCCTACCTGGGCCTGCTGTCATCCCAGGGTCAGGCCTGCGGCGTTTGTGGTCAGGCCTTCGGCCAGGGCCGTGCGCCGCACATCGACCATGACCATTCATGTGACCATGCTGACAAGGGCCGGAAGTCATGCTCCACCTGCGTGCGGGGGATCCTCTGCCAGAGGTGCAATACCGGCATGGCCGTGCTGGAAGACCCGGATCGACTGCACCGGGCGCTCGCCTATCTTGAGAGGGCTGGTGGTCGACGGTGACTTCCGGGTCCGACATCGTCAACGCGGCCTTGGGGTATCAGGGAGTTCCGTACCTTTGGGGCGGCTCTTCGCCAGCAGGCCTGGACTGTTCAGGCCTTGTTCAGCTCGTGTTCGGCAAGGCCGGGATCAACCTGCCCCGCACCACGTACAACCAGATCAATGTTGGCGCTGCCGTCGGCGTGCAGCAGCTGCGCGCCGGTGACCTGGTGTTCTTCGAGACCGACGCCAGCCAGAAGGGCCCTGACCATGTCGGGATCTACATCGGCAACGGGAAGTTCATTGCGGCGCCGAAGCCCGGCGACAAGGTCAAGATCAGCTCACTGACTGACAGTTACTACATGTCCCGGTTCGTCGGTGGACGCCGGGTCCCCGGTGTGTCCAACGGTGGCCCCATGGACGTGCAGACCGCCACCACGGGCGAGTTTGCGCAGTCGACGCCACCTCCCGACAAGGAGACGCTGGCGTCGAACTACGGCATGTCGTATGCCTTCTTCCAGTCTGCTGACCCGGAGTTGAAGAAGCTCTTCCAGCAGGCCGTCAAGGAGACGTGGACACCCGATGTGTTCACGGCACACCTGAAGAACTCGAACTGGTGGAAGACCAACTCGGGGCCGATGCGGCAGGCGATCGTGCAGAAGACCACGGACCCGGCCACGTACAACGCGAACATTGCTGCGGCGTCTGCTGCTGCCGGTCAGGCTGCGGTGCAGATGGGTGCCGTCCTGACGGCACCCCAGCTGCAGAAGCTGGCCACCAACATGGTGACCCTGGGGTGGGGCAACGATCAGGTCCAGAACTTCCTGGGTCAGTACGTGCAGTTCAACGACAAGCACGTCATCGGCGGTCAGGCCGGTGCCGTGTACTCCCAGCTGCGGGCGTACGCGTACGCACAGGGGGTGTCCCTGTCGGACGATCAGATCAAGACCTACGCGTCGTACATTGCCCGTGGCGTGTCCGACATGAACGGCACGATGGATCAGATCCGGCAGACCGCGGCCGGGACGTTCCCGGCCTTCACCCAGCAGATCCAGGCCGGTGCCACGGTCAAGGACATCGCTGATCCGTACGTGCAGATGATGGCCCAGGAGCTGCAGCAGGATCCGGCGGCGCTGAATGCCAACACCCCGCTGATCAAGAACGCCCTGAACCGCCAGGGCAAGGACGGCAAGCCCGACCCGATGTCCCTGACGGACTTCCAGCAACTGGTGCGGGCACAGCCCGGCTGGAAGGGCACGCCTGCGGCGATCGGCACCACGGCCACGGTGGCCAAGCAGGTGCTGCAGCAGATGGGGGTCACCCAGTGAGCATGAAGAACTCCCTGGAGACCATCCTGCTGGAAGCAGGGTTCACCGGGAACGGGCTGAAGATCGCCCTGGCCGTGGCCATGGCGGAATCCGGTGGCAGTGCCACCGCGCACAACGGCAACGCCGGGACGGGCGACGACTCGTACGGACTGTTTCAGATCAACATGCTGGGGGCCATGGGCCCTGAGCGCAGGGCGCAGTACGGGCTGAGCAGCAATGATGACCTTTACGATCCTTTGACCAATGCGAAGATCGCGTTCAAGATGTCCAACGGCGGGACGTCGTGGGGTCCGTGGACCACATACACCACGGGTGCGTACCGGAAGTACCTGGGCACCTCAGGGTCGCAGTCCGTGGGGGTGTCGCCCGGTGGCGTAGCCGGAGGATCAGGCAGTTCGGGAGGGAGCGGAGTGACTACACCGGTGACACCGGTACTGGACGCCAACACTTTGGCGGCTGAGTACGGCCTGTCGACTTCGCTGGTCAACTCCAGCAAGGAATTGAAGTCTCTCTTCAGTACAGCTGTCAGTCAGCAGTGGACCCCCGACGTTTTCACTGCGCACCTGAAGAACACCAAGTGGTGGTCGACGCAGTCGAACTCCATGCGGCAGTTCATCACCCTGAAGTACACCGACCCGGCGTCGTTCAAGGCCAAGTGGGACGAGACCGCGGCCCACATCAACAGCCTGGCGGTACAGGTCGGGCTGGGTAACAGGCTGGGCCGCGGCACGGACATCAACACCATGGACGGCTTCCTCAAGGCAGCCGTCTACCGGTCGATGCAGCTGGGCTGGTCCGATGAGCGGATCAAGTCCTGGTTCGGCGGCAACGTCAGCATGTCCAATGGTTCATTCACCGGTCAGGCCGCCGTGGACTACGACAAGCTCCACGCGTACGCGTACACCAACGGCCTGAACCAGTCCGCGGGGTGGTACCAGTCCACGCTGCAGGCCATCGAAGGTGGCAGGTCCACCACGGACGGCGTCCTTGCGCAGCTGCGCACACAGGCTGCGTCGAAGTACAGCGCCTACGCCACACAGATCCTGGCCGGGCAGAACGCCATCGACATCGCTGCACCGTTCGCCAAGACGGTGTCCGATCTCCTGGAGATCGACCCCGCGTCAGTGGACCTGAACAACAAGTACGTGGCGAAGGCCATGACGGCACCGCTGAAGCCGGGCGCAATGCCCGGCTCGCAGTACACGATTTGGCAGATGCAGAATGATGTACGGACTGATCCACTGTGGGTGAAGACCAACAACGCCCGCGAGTCGATCGAGCAGGTGGCCCGCTCCGTGGGGCGGGACTTCGGCTTCAGCTACTAAGGAGTAACCGGTGGCAGTCAATGCCGTTCAGCCGATCGTGGTGCCACCCAAGACGACTGGCGACCCACTGAAGGATCTGACTGGCCCCAACAGGGACGCCTATGCGGCCCTTGAGGACCAGTTCGCCAGCTACGGGCTGGCGTCCCTCGCGCCCAAGATCTTCAGCTTCATTCAGCAGGGCTTCGGCGCTGACACGATCACCCTGCTGCTGCAGGACACCCCGGAGTACAAGCAGCGCTTCGCCGGGAACGAACTGCGCAAGGCAGCCGGGCTGCCAGTACTGAGCCCGGCCAACTACCTGGCCACGGAGTCCTCGTACCGCTCGATCCTTCAGGATGCGGGCCTGCCCGCAACGTTCTACGACAAGCCGTCGGACTTCTCCGCATGGATCGGCGGGGACGCCAGTCCCACCGAGATCAAGGGGCGCGTGGACCTGGCGGTCCGCGACGCCTCCCAGTCTCCGCCGGAGACCCGCGCTGCACTGCAGCAGATGTATGGCGTCTCGCCGGGCGAGATCACCGCGTACTTCCTGGATCGCACCAAGGCCCTGCCGCTGCTGCAGATCCGTGAGCAGGCAGCTCAGATCGGCGGCGCCGCACTGGCGCACGGGTTCAATCCGACCACGACCACCGCGGAGCAGCTGGCCACCGAGGGCATCAGCACGCAGCAGGCACAGGCCGGGTACGGGCAGCTGGCCAACACCTTCAACCCGCTGCAGGCCATCGCTGAGCGCTTCGGCACCACGTGGTCCCAGACCGAGGGCGAAGCCGACGTGTTCAACCCCGGCTCGCAGGTCGCCGGGGAGGACGTGACGCAGAAGCGCAACGCCCTGCAGCAGCAGGAGAAGGCCCTGTTCTCCGGCAACACCGGGGCGGTCAGCCCCGTGGGGCTGAACCGTGGGTCCCAGGCTCAGTGACCGGTCATAGCCTTGCCTTATGAGTGGTGGTATACATGCATTGATCACTGGAGCGCCAAGGGGAACCCCGCCCGGCGGCAGGCCAGGACAGAACTAACAGGGAGACGGCTCGCATGAGCGACATGGGCTTTGGCTACAACGGCTACCCCGACCCGAACGACCCCTCCCAGACGCAGCAGTCGGACGACAAGACACCCCAGTGGTTCAGGGACAAGCTTGAAGCCGACTCCAAGGCGCTGAAGGAGATGCGGGAGCAGATGGATCAGCTCCGCGCGGAGAATCGTCAGGTCAAGGTGGCACGGGAGTTCGAGTCCAGGGGTTACGCGTCGGGCGCTGCGGCGTTCTACAGCGGTGACCCTGACAAGGTGGATGAGTGGCTTACGACCAACGGCTCCTACCTGGTGAAGCAGGACGGCATGAGTGCCGCACAGCAGAACCTGGCCAACGGAACCCCGGCGTCGACCATCCCCACCGACGGTCAGGCAGGGATGCAGCGGATGACCAACGCCGGTAACTCCGGCCAGGAACTTACGCTGACCGGTGACGACGCGATTGCTGCAGCCCTTGCGGCCACGAAGAACCCGGAGGAGTTTCAGGCCGTGGCTCGCGCCAACGGATGGAACTACGACATCTACTCCTGACTCGCCCACACGTCGTCTTCGATGCCCCCGCACGGGGGAGGTGAGTCCGCATGGCCAACGCATATACAGATACCACTGCCATGTCGAACGCAGTCCAGACTGCGTACGACAAGCTCTTCGAGTTCGCGCTGCGTTCGCAGCCCATGTTCCGCCAGGTCGCTGACAAGCGACCGGCTGAGCAGACCGCCCCTGGCGGGTCGATCGTCCTGGAGCGCTTCCAGGACCTGGCGCAGCAGACTGCGACCCTGACCGAGAACGTGGACCCGGACTCGGTTGCCCTGGGCAACCCGACCACGGTCACGATCACCCTGAACGAGTACGGCAACCCGGTGCTCCGCACCCGCAAGCTGTACCTGTTCTCCCTGACCGACGTTGACCCGGCTGTCGCCAACATCGTGGCGTACAACATGGCCGACTCCATGGACAGCGTGGTCCAGACCGTTGTCCGTGGTGGTGCGAACCTGATCCAGCTTCAGGCTGGCACCACGACCTACGTCACCAACGCGACCATCTCCACCGCCGCGGCGACCATGGTCGGCACCGACGCGTTCAAGTCCTCGCTTGGCCGTCTGGCCGTGGTGAAGCTTCGCACCAACAAGGCGGTGCCCCGCAAGGGTTCGCTGTACTGGGCTGCGATCCACCCGGAGGTCTCCTACGACCTGCGGTCGGACACTGGCGCTGCGGCGTGGCGTGACCCGCACAACTACAGTGCGGCGGGCAACATCTGGGCCGGTGAGATCGGGTCCTACGAGGGCGCGTACTACATCGAGTCCCCGCGTTGCTTCAACGCGGCTGACGCTGGTGCCGGTGGCACCGTGCGCCGGTTCCGGACCTACTTCGCCGGTCAGCAGGCGCTGGCCGAGGCCGTGGCCGACGAGTTCCACGTCATCCCCGGTCCGATCACCGACAAGCTCATGCGGTTCCGTCCGCTAGGGTGGTACGGCGTGGCCGGATGGGCGAGGTACAGGGAGGAAGCGCTGATCCGCGTCGAGACCTCCAGCACTATCGACGCCAGCTGACCTGCAGCGGCGCCCCCGGCGAGCACTCGCCGGGGGCGCGTCCAGCTAGGGCTGGTATGGCGGGCTCTCCAGGTACTCAGCGGCCTTCTGCATGAGGTCCGCGTCATCCCTGAAGAGCCCCAGTGCTCGGTTGCAGTTGTTGCACAACAGCCCGCGAACCTGGTTGGAAGTGTGGTTGTGATCTACCGAGAAGAACTGGGCGTCCCGCCCCGGCTCCGAGGTGCCACAGATGGCGCACGCGCCGCCCTGCTGCGCCAGCAGGTTCTCGTACTGCTCCATGGACAGGTTGTACTTGGAGCGCAGCCGCGAGGGCCGGTTAAGCCTGAGCATGGTGCGCTTCTGCGCCTGTGCCCGGGCCTTCTCGGGGTTGGCGGCCGTCCAGGCCCTGGCCTTTGCGTTGTTGCACTCCTTGCAATAGGTCGTTCGGCCATGGCGTCCATTGGCGTCCTTGTGGAAGCCGTCCATCGACTTCGTCTCCCCGCATTTGGGGCATCTCTTGGTGTCCATGTATGCACCATACCAGAGCTGGTGCCCTGATGGCCAACTGGATCTTCCAGCCGAATCACGTGGACGAGGGCCTGATGCAGTGGGACTACGACCCACTGCTGCGCAGGCTCAAGTTGGCCCAGGGCATCTCGATCATCGAGAAACCGGCGGGCGTGTTCAGCGCCCGCCGGTTTCCCACGCAGGACGACATCGCAGGGGCCGTAACCTTCTATCAGGGCGGCCACAACTACACCGTGGACGATGCCACCAAGGCTGCCTTGATCGCCGGTGGCGTCAATGTCACCTCAGCGAACTTCACGCCCGCCTAGGAGGCGTCATGGCGAAGCTCAATGCAGCTGCTCGTAAGAAGCTCCCGACCTCTGACTTCGCCGTGCCGTCGAAGGCGCAGACCCCGAAGGGCAAGGCCAAGTCCGGGTCGTATCCGATCCCGGACAAGTCGCATGCCCAGAACGCGCTGGCGCGCTCTTCCGGCAAGCCGGTGGCCGCCAAGGTGAAGGCGGCTGTGGCGAAGAAGTACCCGGGCATGGTCAAGAAGGCAGGCAAGTGATGGCAGTTCAGAAGCGTGCGGAGCAGGGCTATGAGCCCATGCCTGACTGCCCGATGCCGGGCCAGGTCTCCATGATGGGCAATGGTGGCAACACCACGCTGATCAATCAGAACGAGGACATGATCCGAGCTTGCGTCGAAGAGGACGTGGCGATTCGTCGCCACGATGACGGCAGTTACACGGTGGATGACGACTTCAGCATGGTGTCGTCGATGTACCGCGAGGAGCCTCCGCTCTGATGAGCCTCTACCACGGTGGTCCTGAGCTGATCGTCCGGTGTCGCACTGGTTGCAAGACTAAGGACCATCGGTCCTATGCCGAGTGCCTGCGTGCTGCAGGCACTCGTGTGGCGTACTGCGACAGCGTCAACGGCTCGGATGCCACGACCCAGAAGCACTGGGACCGCGAGCTGGATGCATACCGCAGCGTCCGCCGTGAGGGCATCCAGCCGGAGGGCACGACGATGGCCAAGATCGAGCACGCGGTGCGTGAGTCGGACAAGGCTGGTGCGGCGTACGGCCGCGACTTCAACAAGGCCACGCCCTACGAGGAGAGCTGATGCCTGAGAATGTTGTCATTGCCGTCAACGCTGACGGCACCAAGATCGGGTCGGGCACGACCACGATCGCCGGGGCGGTGACGATCACTTCCGGCACGGTGACGGCCACGCCGTTCAAGACGTCCAGCGTGACGACCAATGCGGCGCCGGTGACGTCGCCGGGTGTGGGCGCCGCCCTGGCGAGCATCGCCGCCCCGCCGGTCGGCAACTACGAGATCACCGTGACGGTCAATGTGGGCGGCACCACAGGTGCCATCGACTTCTCCAATGTGACGGTGACTGCGGCGGGTACGACCACGCGCATCGCCAACGGCGTGGGCGCGGCCATCACGGTGCAGTGGCTGCAGGCGCTGACCGGCGCACAGGCCATCGCGGCGCAGACCGTGGCGGCCGGGACGGCCGGTTCTGTCTACGGCGTCACTCTCACTGCGACGCAGGTGGTCTGATGACTGACATCTCTGCCTACTCGACCACGGACAACGGCACGTTCCTGACGATTCCCGACGGGTACCACCAGTTCAAGGGCACCATCACACTGTCTGCATCGATGGTGGGTGTGACCGGCACCGGTGCGGTGCAGTACCCGTATGTGACCGTTGAGGGCAGTCCGTTGTACTTCAGCGCGGGTGACCGCGTGGCCATGGTGGCGGTCGGTTCGCCGACCGTGAACCTGCTGTCGCTGCTGGCGACCAGCGATTCGAACTCAGTGGTCGTCCCGGTGCAGATCCAGTCGGGTGCGCCCGGGTCGGGCGGCTTCGATCTGAAGCTCCACTTCGGTGGGGCGACCGGCGTGTCCGCGCTCGCGGTCGGCTCCTACTCCTGAGCCCGGAGGGCACCCATGGCTGAGACTTTCGAGACGATCATCAACCGCGTGCGCACGGCACTCCTGGGTTTCTCCCTGGATCAGGAGCAGTACGCCACGCTGAGCGTCGCCATGGGCGCCACGGACACCACCCTGACGGTCGACCCGACTTCAGTCAGCAACATCTTCCGGGGCACGATGGAGATCGATGACGAACTCGTGCTCGTCCAGTCGGTTGACCGCACCACGGGGATCGTGACGATCCAGGCTGGCCTGAACGGCCGTGGGTGGCAGAACACCGTTGCGGCCACCCACGCACAGACGTCGCTGATCACGATGGCCCCCCGCTTTCCGCGTGCGCGGATGAAGGAGGCCATCAACGACACTATCTCGGCGATGTACCCGAACCTGGTGGTCTTCAACTCCACGGAGATCACGAAGCTGGCTCCGGTGTACGAGTACCCGATGCCAGCCAACTGCGCGGACGTCTGGTACGTCACCGGCCAGTTGGTGGGACCAACGAAGATCTGGCAGCCGCTGCCGAACTGGCGGTACAACCCGAAGGCCGACACCCTGGCCACCACGGACTTCCCTACGGGGAAGTCGATCCAGATCTTCGACTTCGTGACGCCGGGCCAGCAGATGAAGGTCGTCTACGCGTCGGAGCCAGCGCAGCTGGTCAACGACTCGGACCCGTATGCGGCGACCACGGGCTTCAATGAGAAGACCGTGGACATCGTGACGTACGGCGCCCTGTCGCGGCTGCTGCCGGTGTATGAGGCTGCGCGTTTGCAGCAGCGGCAGATTGAGGCGACGGAGCGCGCCGCGCTGGTGCCCGCAGGCGCGGCGATGCGCACTGCGCAGTACTACGCGTCCCTGTATCAGAGCCGCCTGGACCAGGAGCGAAGCCAGATGATGTCCGAGATCCCGAACTTCGCCACGTTCCAGGGGAGTTGAGTCATGGCCAACGCGTACTTCTACACCTCGACGGCGGTGCAGACCCAGCTCACCGGGTCGATCTCTGCCGGTGCCACGACTGCCACAGTCGGCGACACGACCGGTTGGCCGGTGTCGTTCCCGTTCATCGCGGCCTTCGACTACGGCTCCGCCACGGAGGAACTGGTCAAGGTCACGGCCAACAGCGCGAACACGCTGACGATCGTGCGTGCCTTCAACGGCACCAGTGCCTCTTCGCACAGCCTGGGTGCCATTGTGCGGCACGTTTACTGCGCACAGGACGCCACGGACTTCCGGACCCACGAGGCCGCCTCTACGGGCGTCCACGGCATTACGGGTGCCGTGGTCGGCACGACCGACACGCAGGTGCTCAGCGCGAAGACGCTGACGTCTCCGACGATCAACGCCGGTGCCCTGTCGGGCACCTTCACCGGTGCTCCGACTTTCAGTGGCGCGGTGGTCCTGTCGGGTGGCCCGAACATTTCCGCCGGTGGCGCCCTTGCTGGCACGTTCGCTGGAACGCCGACGTTCAGCGGCCTGACGTCTTTCACTGGTGGCATGAAGACCAGCGGTGCACTGGTCACCACGCTGGTGGAGCGTGCGTTCGTCACCGGCGACACCAACGACCGCCTTCAGGTCCAGGCCGACGGCACCCTGAACTGGGGGTCCGGCGCTGCAGCGACCGACGTGTCACTGTTCCGGTCCGCGGTCAACAACCTGACGCTGAACGGCAACTTCTTCTCCAACGGCACGATCTCGGCAACGAACTTCCCGATCGGTGCATGGCAGGCCTTCACGCCGGGCTGGAGCACCAGCACCGGGCTGCACGTGCCGACGATCGGCAATGGCACCCTGGCAATGCGGTATCAGCTGGTCGGCAAGACCGTGTTCTTCGTGATGCGCCTCAAGGCGGGCAGCACTACGAACTACAACTCCGGTACGTCGTCCGACAACTGGTTGTTCACGCTGCCGATCACGGCCTCGGCCAGCATCAACGCCGGTGGCAACGGGTCCTCGTTCCCCATCGGCGTTGCCAGCATGGCGTACAACGGCACCGACCCGAAGGCCGCTGGCGGCATGGCCTACCTGAACACCACGGGTGACTTCACTGTGCAGGTGTCGACCGGTGAGATCGATGCCGTGGCCATCGCGTCGACAGGCTTCATCGACGCTGTGACCCCGTCGACGTGGACCATTGCTGGCTACCTGACGATCACTGGCACGTACGAGGCGGCCTGATGACTGGCATCACACAGCGCCTTGCCTTCCCCCTGTCGGGGCGCACGTCCACGCAGTCCGCCACGGCGAAGATCACCGACTTGGCGTACGACTACGCCATTGGCGGGATGACGTGGCTTGCGAAGATCGATGACCAGAACCCGATGACCAGGGAGCTGGCGCCGATCAACAAGAACCAGTTCGACAACGCCCGGGAACCGGGCGAACAGTCCCTGGTCGGATGGTGGCTGCGTTCGCAGCCCACGTTCATCGGTGGCGAAGGCCTGCTGTACCAGGACCCGGACCTGGTGGGTGCGGCCAACCTGCAGAACCGGCACACCATTCGGTACGGGCACAGCATCGGGTTGAACCCGTGGGTGGACGGGCAGCTGACGCTGCTCCGGCAGACCGCCCAACGAATCGCTGACGGCTCTGCGAACGCCCATCTGGTGCTGGGCTACAACGACGGCACCGACCGGTACTGGTCAGCCGTCGGGGCGAACCTGAAGACCGACGACGGTACGACCGCGACAACGGTGACATGGGGTGGCGCCAACACAATCCGCTCGCTGACGTCGGACGGCACCAACTACTACGCGGCCGACAGCGTCGGGATCTACAAGGGCGCCGGTGCGGGCGCCGGTGCCTTGCTGTACAACACCGGCACGACGAAGGTCGTTGCGGGGTGGATGAAGGGCCGCCTGATGGCGGGCATCAACAACCTGGTCTACGAGTTGGTGAGTGCTGGCCCCGGCTTGCCGGTGGGTGACCTGCGCTTCACGCACCTGAACCCGGCGTGGGTGTGGACGTCGATCGCCGAGGGCCCCAACGCTATCTACATGGCGGGCTTCGCCGGATCTGTCAGCACGATCTACAAGTTCGTGCTGGATGCCACTGGCAACGTGCCCACGCTGGCGCGTGGTGGTGTTGTCACGTGTTCCCTGCCGACGGGGGAGATCGTCAACCAGCTGGTCACGTACCTGGGCAGCTTTGTGGGGATCAGCACCAACCGGGGTTTCCGTGTGGGGCAGATTGATACGAACGGCGACATTGCGTACGGGCCGCTGCTGCTGACCAACGCCACCAACGCGTGCGGGTCCTACGACCGGTTCTTCTTCGTGGGTGGCACCAACGCCCTGGACGGGCAGTCTGGGTTGTGGCGTATCGACCTGGGTATGCCGATCCAGGACAACGGCGGGCAGTCGGGCGCGCGCTTCGCGTACGCCACTGACCTCCAGGCCCATGCCACGGGGCAGGTGTCGTCGGTGTCGAACTTCGGCAACACCGACCGGATGGTCTTCGGTGTGATCGGCCAGGGATCCTATCTGGAGCAGGCGGCCAACCTGGAGCCGACCGGGTATTTCGAGACGGCACGGATCCGCTTCAACACCCTGGAACCGAAGATCTTCAAGTTCCTGTCGGTGAAGACACCGGCGTCGGTGTCGGGCACCCTGGGGTGTTCCATCGAAGACGTGGGCGGTGGTACCACTTCGGTCATCACGATCTCCGAGGGTACGTCGGCGTCGATTGAGAACGTTCTGCTGTTGGTTCCACCGAAGGCCACCGAGTGGGTTAAGCTCCGGCTGGATTTCTCCCGGAGCGTCAACGACGCCACCAAGGGCATGATCGTGAACGGTTGGCAGTTCAAGGTCATGCCGGGGTCGGTCCGGCAGCGGGTCTTCCTGATCCCGCTGCTGTGCTTCGACTTCGAGAAGGACAAGAACGGGCAGATGTCCGGCCAGGAGGGCCGGACGCTGGCCCGGCTGGAGCAGTTCGAGCAGCTTGCGCAGCTTGGTGACTCTGTCACGTTCCAGGACTTGCAGCAGAACAAGTCGTATCTGGTCGTGATCGATGAGTACCAGTTCAATCAGAAGGCAGAGCCTGGCCCGAACAGTGCTGGTTACGGTGGGATCCTGACCGTGAAGCTGCGGACCATCGCCGACGTCATCACCTCATAGGAGGCGTCATGTCGTTCACCCGCTTCGCTGCGAACATCACGGCCGTGGGCCACACGGTGGCCCATACGGTGCCGTTCAGTAACAACTACCTGCTGCAGATCAACCAGGTGGGGTCGGTCAGCACGCAGGTCACTGTGGAGCTGACGTCGGACGGGGTCCAGTGGTGGACCCCGACCAGTCTGAACCCGATCTCGTCAGGTACGGACGTGCTGGTCTACCAGCTGACGTACATGCCTGCCCTGCAGATGCGCTTGAATGTGACGGCGATCGACCCGGGTGTGACCATCGACGGATATGTGGGGAACCTGTGAGCCTGGACTTCGAGATTATCGACCTGTTCGATCCGCTGGATCTGCAGGTGCCGCGCGGTGCGATGATCGCCGCCGGGCGCGCCGGGGAGCCGGTGGCACCTACGCCGTCGTACACCGGTATGGGGCGGACCTACGAGATGCCACTCATCCTGGATGATATCCATGCGCCTGAGTGAGCTTGTCACCCACGACATCATCGCTCCGGCGACGCCGGATGAGCACATTGCGGTGAGTGTCGCGCAGACGAAGCTGCGCGTCCCGGTGACGACGCGCATGGACGCGGCCACACAGGCCGCTCTGCGGGGCGTTCAGAGGTTCCATGGGCTGACGGCCCATGGGATCCTCGATATCTCCACTGCGGTCATCCTGGACCGCATGAGGGCGCCAGGAGAGACAGATGCGCAAGCTCACCCCGGTTCAGCGCAAGAACGCTGACACGTTCATTCAGGCTGCGACCGGCATTGCCGCCGCGGTGCCGGTCATCCTGGTCGGTACCGGTGTGAACACGGCCGTCGGCGCAGGCGCCGTAGTCCTCGGGGTCTCGGTGGTCATCACGAGAGTCATGTCGATCCCGGCGGTCGAAGCCGCCCTCGACAGGTGGCTCGGTCCGGACAGGTAGATGGATGTCACCCCCTCACCATGGTCTTCCACACGGTGAGGGGGGACGTTTGGCGGAGGCCCTGGGATGCAATCCCAACCCAGTGAGCATGGGGTCCGGCCGAGCCTCCATGGATCACCCGGTGATCTACCGGGGATGCTCCGTCCAGCTAAAGCTGCGCACCCAGGGGCCGGAGAGGTGGCCACGCCAGGTGCGCAGCCGTCTTAGGCGGGGTCGAACTCGTCGTCCCCCGGTGGGATCATCTCGAAACTGCTGGGCAGTCGTGCGACCAGGTCGCTCATGGCCGGGACCGGCCGGGCCGGAGGCCATGAGATCGCCGGAGGCGCCTCGCCCTGGTGGTCGAAGTTAAGCCGTGAGTCGTACTCGGCCCGCATGTCCATGACGTTGTAGTCGTCAATGGCGGACGGCTCCACGAGCCGTACCGGCAGCGGAATCAGCTGGCCGCTCTGCGGCTGCTGCTGCAGGAACTTCACCATGGCCAGGATCTTGGCCATGATCTGACTCTCGCCCATGTCGCTGGTCAGCCTCCAGCTGGCCGTCATGTCGTCGTCCTCGAACGAGAACACGACCTGCCGGGTGGTGATCTTCATGATCAGACTCATGTGCTCTGCTCCTCTCCAGCAGGCTGGCTCACATAGGTGGGCCGGATGGCCACAATGCCATGGATCGGCCCGGTGTGCGAGATCCGCAGGTCACCGTCGATGGCGACGACGGTGGTGTCCGGCGCCACCAGGATGGTGCGGGTGGCGTGGCCGATGGAGTACTCCACGGCCAGCAGCACGGTCTGCTCAAGTGCCGCTGGTTGCGGCAGTTCCTCGTCAGAGATCGTCTTGAGGAACTCGGTCTTCGCCTCGGGCGAGACGAAGTGGATATCTTCGTCCGCGTCGATCTCGTCCTGCGCTGGGGTGGGGTCGCTATCAGTGATCCACTGGTAGCCGCAGTCCAAGCATGTGCGCTTCTCGCGCTTGCCGCTACGGCTGTCGGGCGAACGCCAGTACGCCCTGGCGTTCCACGCTACGTGTTTGCATTCATCCGCACTGACCGTGGCTGCCGCCACCAGGGTCGTCCACTGGCAACCGCAGTCGTCGCACTGGCGACGCTGGCTCCAGCCATTGGACGCAGAAGCCGGGGAGCCGACACGGCTCCACGCCAAGTGAAGGCAGTCCGCGGTAGCGAAGTCCGTCATGGCCTTCTGGTACGCCTTGAACTCCCCGACCGAGGTGAACTGCTTCCCGCCCGCGTTGGCGTTGATGTACTCCAGCTCCTGGGCCGCAATCATCGCGGCCTGCTGCTTCTCCGGGTCGGCCCACTGGTGGCCGCACCAGTTGCAGATCTTGCGGGTCTTCAGCTCCGTGGTCCAGCGCCAGCTGGTATGCGGGCACTCAACCCACTGGGTGCAGTCCTGGCATTCGAAGCGGCCGTTGACATCCCGGTGGTGGGCCAGCTGCGCGTGGTCGCACTCATCGTCCGATGAGCTTGCGGAGTCCTTCGACTCCGTCTCTGACGTAGATCCCATTGCAGTCCTCTCCCTGCGGCAGTGTCACCTGCCGTGCTCGTACTTCCTTGATCAGGAAGGAGTTGAACTCCTTCCCGGCCTTGTCGCCGTCGGCGACGGCGAGCTTCTCGGGGAAGTCTTCGATCACCCGACCGAAGTGCTTCTTCCAGTTCTTCACCCCGCCGATGCCCACGGCCGGGAACCCGGCCGACGACAGCGTCAGGGCATCGAGCTCACCTTCGGTGATGCAGATGAACGGGCTGTCCTTGAACGAGTCGTTCACGTTGTAGAGGTTCCGGCCCCGGCCTGGCTCGGCCAGGTACTTGGGGCACCCCTCGTCCTTGCACACATGCGACCGCAGGCAGCGGTACACAATGTTGACGACCCCGCCCCGGGTCAGATACGGGATGGTCAGCCTGCCGGTGAACTGCTCATGGCCCTGCCTAGGCCGCCGTACGACGCCCAGGCGGGCAGTAGCTGCGACCGCCGGACCGAAGCCCCGGGACAGCAGGTACTCCTGGGCGGTCGTATCCCCGCTTAGGTCCCTCTGGTACTGCGTGACCGCCAGCTCGAAGAATGACTTCTGCTCGGGTGACGGCATGTCCACGGTCAAGCCCCTCGTGTAGTGCGATGAGAGTCAGGGCCGTGCCCTTCATCGTGCAGGTGAAGCAGTGGAAGTAACCGCTGCTGCAGTGGATGACCGCCGACTTCGTGCGGTCCCCGTGGAACGGGCACAGGATGGACTGCCAGTCCCTGCCCTCGTCGTCCCCGTCCCACCCGTAGTACTTCAGGATGGGGACGAGGGGCCATGCCGTGCGATCAGCAGGCTGATCACCTTGGCTCCAGTGGCGAATGGCATACGAACCCACGAGTCCTCCCCAAGTTCGGGCATGCCGAGCTGACCGATCGGCATCCATAGGTCCCACTGATCCACAGCCTTGTGGTCGATCCGGACCACAAGCGCGCAGTACGGTTCACCGGCGTTGACCCGCTCGGTGAGCGTTTCCTGCTTCCACTTCGGGATCGCGTTGGAGCGATCCCCTTTCACTTCGATGCAGAACAGGGGGACGTTGATCACGTCCCCCTTGTCCAGCGTCCCGGCGAGTGCTCGCCGTTCGGCCGTGGGCCACCACTGCTGCAGGTAGCGCACGGTCTTTCGTTCTGTCTCGGTTCCCCGAGCCTTTGCCTTGCTCAACGAAGGTGCTCGAAGGCGACAAGCAGGAAGAACAGGATGAGGATGGAGCAGCAGGCGTAGCCGGTGGCCTTGGCTGCCTGCTTGACGTACCAACGGATCATTGAAGCTCCCTTGACGCCTTGATCTCGGACCACGTGGTGTGGTGATGGGCAATGTCCCTTATGGCCTGCCCTGCAAGGATGGTCTTCAGGCCTTCCGGTAGCCCTGGCAGTCTCGCGCAGTGCGCGCATGTGCGGAACCCCCAGGCGCCGCCGACGGGGCCCCAGTCGCCCAGCAGGTAGGGGTGGCCCCAGCGGTGGGGGTTGCGGTGATCACGCAGGATGCGGCGCTTCCAGCGCGTACGGGCGTTCACCTCTCCTGCTTCGGGCAGTAGCAGTGGTCATCCACGCACAGCCCGGTGTGCGGCAGCACCCGGGTGACCTCCAGCCGGTCGCGGGCCTCCCGCGCCTGCTTCACGGCGTCCAGGCGTAGCTGGAGCACCTTCTCGCTGAACTCTCCGAGGAACTCCAGCATGACGTCCCGAGGGATCGTCACCTCGTACACGTTGTTGCGGCGGGGCGCCTCCATGGCCACCACCCACGCCTCGTAGGCGCGGACGGTGAAGCTGCCGTTGCGGTCCTCGGTGATGGTCGGCTTACCTGGTCGTTCGGACTCCAAGTCCATGCTCCCTCTCCATGTGCTTCTGTGCGCGCTTGAACGCGTCCACCTGAGTGGGGCGGATGTCGCCCCACCACCACATTGATGCCGTCCGTACGCCCCGGCCGTCGTCCTGTCCTGCCGCGTCGCACCCCCGGTGGTACCAGGCCCATCCCGTGCCACCGCGGTACACCCGGGCCTTCGTCACTTCCACCATTCCTCCCCGATCACAGCGCGGTCGCGCTGCGGGTTGTAGTCGAAGACCCGGCTGGACGCCGGGTCAATGCCCATCTGGAACGCCGTCTTGCCCGACGCATCGGAGGGTCCGTGACGGTTCTTCACCCCGGCAACCCACAGGCGCTCCTCGAAGTCCTTGCCCAGGGTCATGATGAGCGTCGGTGACGCTGACGCCTTGCCCATGATGGACGCCCGGGACGGGCACGGATGCCCCGTCGTACCGTCCGAACAGTGATGTACCAGCAGCACCGACGCGTGGGTCTCGCGTGCCAGGTTCTTGGCTTCGCGGATGACGGTCCGCAGGGCGGACCACTCGTCGTTGCCCTCGTGGTGGACATCGCCAAGGATGTCGACCACCACCAGTTCCGGCCACTGGCCGTACCGTTCGCCGTAGGCGTACGTCTCATGCCAGATGTCGTCCAGCGACAGCGACGACATGAATTGCCACTGAAGGAAGTCGAACGGCTTCAGCAGTTCGGTGCAGCGCTTCGGGTCGGTGCGCAGCCACTCTTCGCACTCCTCGCTGGGGGTGCCGGTGGCGATGCCCAGTAGGCGCTTCGCGATGGTGACATCGTCGCTGTCCGTGCTGAACGCCAGGGTCGGGACCCGCATGTTGGCGAGCCCCGACAGCAGCACCATGGTCTTGAAGGTGCCAGCCACCCCGGCGATCATCTGGACGGACTGCTGCCGCAGCAGAAACCCCCGTGATCCCCAGGAGGGGAACATCGGGGGCAGGGGTGGGGGGGCGATGCTGCCCCTACTGACCAGGCGGCTCAGGGTTTGCACTGTCCTCCGTTCCCAGCGCCTCACGCAGGCGCTGGCGGTTGGCCTCCCACTGGTCCATGACTTCCTGGGCCTGTGCGTGCAGGCGGTGGGCGTTGGCGCCCCACCGGTGCCACATGGCCTTGCAGGTGTCGCACATGTAGAACAGGCCGCCGTCGTAGACGCCGCGGATCTCTACGAGGACGACCTTGCGGTCCTCACAGCACGGGGTCTCATCGCTCATCGCGGTACATGTCCTTCGTGGACTGGATGAACAGGTCCATCGTCAGCAGCCACGACGCAAGGACGTCGGCTGCTGCCCACGACGCGGACACGTGGTGTCCGGAGATCACGGTGTGGATGGTGTCGAACAGCAGGAAGGTGGCCACGAAGGCCACCGCGAACACCAGCATGCCGGTGAACCTACGCATCAGGATCCTCCTGGGGTCTCGGAACGAGGATGTCGAACGACCACCGGTCGTCACCGTCTTCCTTGAAGACGACCGTCACTTGGTGGTCCCAGTTCAGTGCGTGCAGGGTTTCAAGCATTTCGGCCGACGGGCCGTCGAACGTGCCCGCCGTGGCGTCGAACATCCCCAGGGTGCCGGGAACCCGGACAGCCTCACGGCTGTCCGGGAACACGACATAGGCGGTCGCCATCAGATGGACGACCCGAACGCTGCGACGTCCAGCGTGGTGACCACCGGCTTCGCCGGGAGCCTCTTCGCCTTGGCGAGGTCCTTCAGGGGGACGCGCTTGCGCGGTGGTGCCTTGAGTACGGGCGGTGCCATGTCTCCTCCTATGCGGGTTGCGGGTTGTACTGCTGGAACCCACCGACAACGTCACCATGGATCCAGTAGTCACCGCCACCGGCCCACGCAACCTTGCCGCGCAGGGCTTGCGCGTTCTGGTTCCGGAAGTCCTTGAACTGGTCCTTGGCCGCGAACGGCACGTTGATCTTGAACACCGACGGCCACTGCGGTCGGGGCTTGGGCCCCTGCTGGCCACCAGCACCGCCTTGCGGCTGGCCGCCGCCCCACCCCTGCTGCGGGGCCGGTGCCCCCGCGTTCTGCCATGCCGCCGGGGCGGTACCTGGCTGCCCGGCTGCGCCATTGGGCGGCCCCCACTGGGGGGCATTGGCTGCCTGGTTCTGGAAGCCCTGCTGCACGGCGTTCTGCAGCGGCACCACGGGGGTGACCGGACCCAGTCCGGCACCCACATTCGCGTGAGCCTTCGCCGTCTGGTGGTGTGCGGCGATGTTCGCCCACACCCCGTTCATCTCCAGCTCGGTGAACGCCTGGTTCAACTCCTGCGCCGACTCGGCGCGGATCACCAGGAACGGCGCCTTGTCCGGGGCGATGGAGAGCACGTACTTGTGGTCGGTCAGCTGCTTGCTGACCGCCACCGCCGTGCCCTGCGGCACGGACGGGATCTCTGTGCCGCCCTCGGCCTCCGTCCATCCGCCCCAGGCGTCCTCGGCGGGCTCCGGCAGGGCAGTGGCTTCGTCGGTCATGTGACTCCTAGGCGATGTTCAGGCACCGCTTGCACGGGCGCTGACGGTGATGGACATGGCACGAGTCATCCCTTGCGGGCTCCTCGCGCGGCTGGGGTCCGTTGTAGAGCGCCACCTTACGAGCCGCCTCACGGCTCGCCTTGCGGATGATGCTTCGGGTCCTCATGAGTAGTCCATCTCCTTGGGGTCGTCATCCTGCCAGTCGGTCATGACATGCGGCCCTTCGCGCAGTCCATCTTGTGGCCCTGGGTGCGCCCGCACTCAGGGCACACCCGCTCAGGCGGGACGTCGGTCCGCAGGTGATTGACCATGATCGCGAAGTCGACCAAGGCCAGCTTGGGCAGGCCCTGGTCGATGGACTCAATACGGTTCCTGGCCAGATCCAGCACCTCGTCCAGCACCTCGTTGCGGTAGGCGTCCATCGCCGCCAGCACATCCGGTCCGGCGACCGGCATGTCATCGCAAGCGATGTCGTACAGGGCGTCCGCAGCGCTCACAGGGCGTCACTCTTCATCAGGTAGATGCGCTGGGCTGCATGCCGCAGCACCCGCACGTAGTCCTGAGTGGGGGCGTTGGTCTCAAGTTGCGCGAGAAGGTCAAGGACTTCGGCGATGACCTGGTCCCGGTACTCGACAAGGGCCTCGTCAAGGGCCTTGTCGTAGGCCTCGTTGGCCCGGTCCTGGATGATGCTGCCAGTGATCACTCGGTCTCCCCCTTGCCGAGCACGCCGGTGCCGCCGGTGGCGTCCATCTCGGCAGCGAGCTGCCGTACCGCCTCGACCGAGGTGTCGATCTCGCCCCGGGCTTCCTGTCCGAGGATGCGTTCCGCATCCGTCATGGGGTTGATCTGCCCGTACGGCATGTCGCCGCCGGGCTGAACCTTCTCTGCCATGGTCCCTCTCCAACTTGTACGCTCAGCAGGAACCCCTTCGAAGGAGGCCCTGTATGAGCGGCTATGACGACAAGAACTACACGACCGTGGTCACCGCGGCCACGACGTACACCCTGGGTGAGACCGACTACTGGGTGTCGGGTCAGTCCCTGACTGGTGCTACCGCGTGGACCCTTCCGGCGCCCACCGCCAACCGCACCGGACGGCAGTACATCCTGCACAAGGACGCGTCGGCGCAGACCGTCACCATCACCCCGGCGTCGGGCAACATCGACGGTGGCGCGAGCGTCACCCTGGCAACCGGCGCGGTCAAGGCCCGCATCGTCATGTGCGACGGCACCGGCTGGTGGACGGTCTCCCAGCTCTAGTACGGGATCCGATTGGCCGGATGGTCCCGGTCGAACGTCTCCGACAGCTCTCCACCCTTGGCGTAGCAAGAGGTGGAGACGTCGCAGAAGAAGCAGTGCGGTCCGGGGTTCGGGTTGAGCAGTCCCTGACTGATCGCCTGGTAGGCGCGGTCGAACTGCAGGCCCATGTACTCCGGGGTGTACATCTCCAGGTTGAGTACCTTGCCCAGTTCGCCCTTGCGGTTCATGAACGGTGCCCCTTGGGGCACGATCGCCCCGTAGCGGGCTTCGATGCCCGCCCGGTACGTCCCGAACTGCAGCCCGTTGGCGGGCTGCCTGCTGCCTGTCTTGATGTCCACCAGGAACAATGCTTGATCGGGCAATACGAAGACCCGGTCTACGTATTGCTTGATCTCCACGGGGCAGCCGGGCAGCATGCCCGACGTGTCCAGTTCGATGGCGGGTTCGCCATCGGGTGTGACCCACACGTCCCACTTCGTGGCTTTGCGCCACTTGAAGTACGCGATGCAGAGCTTGGGGCCCAGTGTCATCCACTGGGCTACGCTTTCTTTCTGCCGCCAGGTCGAAATGTCAGGATCGTCCGCCTTGAGGCGGTCCAGTGCCTCACCGAACCGCAGCTGCCACGAGGCAGCCGGATTGAACCGTGCCCCGGTCAGCAGCGCACGGTCGAAGTCCTCGGTGCAACCGTGCACACCGAGGCCACCGGCCAACCACACAGCAGGCTTCTTCGGCGCGCCCACCAGGCGCGTCAGCTCAAGCTGCTTCCCGCACGTGTCCAGGGTGTTCTTCGCCGAGTACGACAGGTGCGTCAGCTCCCTGCGCACCAACGGGTTCGACCCCAGTACTGACTGTTCCTTCGACCCTCGGACCACTGGTGAGGACTCCTTTGCGCTGGATCACACGCCGGTCGACCCGGCGCATCAGGGTGACAGCCTCCGGCTGGACCCACTTGCGGGTCTGGCTACGGCCGAAGTCGATCGACATGAAGAACCACGGTTCCACGTCGGCCGACTCGCCCTGGTAGGCGGCCGGGAAGTACCGGCCCTCCTGGATCACCCAGCTGTCGCCCCACTTCGGCATACCCATCTCGGCAGGGCTGAGCGTGTGCTCCACCCTGCCAGGTGCCTCTGACATCCCGCGCCTGCTGGCCAGGTAGGTCCGCATGTACTTCTTCAGCGTGTCAGGGCGGACCCGGTACTCCTGTGCAAGGTGCTTCCAGAACGCCCCGCCCTCACGGGCCGCGGCGATCTCCTCACCCAGGCTGCCGCCGTCATTGCTGGCCTGCCGCCGGGCCATGATGGCCCGGTAGTTCCGCCGTTCATCACGGTCCATGCCGCCGAAGATCCCGTGGTCCTCACCCAGGTACAGGTCCAGGCACAACTGCTGCACGGGACAGCGACCGCAGTACGCCTTCGCTTCCTGCCTACGCCGCAGCGCGGCGGCGTTGGTCTTCCCTGGCTGCTCCCCGGGATCGAAGAACAGCTCAGGGTCCGCACCGCGACAGGCGGCACGGTTGTGCCACACCGGCTGATGCCGGGGGGCACGGTCAAGGAACCGGGTCTCACCGGCACTGTGCGTGTGGGACACCACTTACTCCTGCCTTGCGGGGCCGATCTGCAGGACCGAGCCGAACTCGGGGATCTCGGTACGTACGGGCGGCACCAGAGCCACGCCAATGCTGGCCTGGCACACCCCGTAGATGCCGTTCACGTACGCGAGGTAGTTCTCCTGGCAGTCGCTCAGGAACTCCCGCCAGCGGGCCATGGAGTCGTCGTACCGACGGTTGATCACGTCGTTGACGAACTCGGTGACGAACTCGTGGGCCAACTGGTGCTCCGGGTCGTCGCACGGGGCCGGAGTGAACGTGATCATCTCGGCGGCGCCGTGCTCCCTGGTCATCATGTTCTCGCTGGCAGCCACGCCAGCCTGCAAGGAGTGACCCAGCAGGTGTGTGCCGTGCTCCTCGGCGTCGTTGTACGCCAGTATGAAGACCTCCTTCACGCCGGTGATGACCGCAGACTCCAGGGAAATGGAAGACTCCAGGACGGTGCACTGCTCCTCCTTGGACAGGCAGCCCAGCATCTCCTTGATGTGCTCAGGCAGGCCGGGCTCACGGCCAGGGTGTTTCGGTGCACTCGGGTACTCGGTGGTCATGGCCTCTCCTAGTGTGTGAAGAACCGCTTCATCATCGCGTTGGGTTCCGCCTGGAACCCGCCCTTCTGGGGGCCTTCCAACAGGACCGACCCCTCGGTGGTCGCCGCGATGCGGTAGCGGAAAGCTCGTGCACCTTTCAGGTGCACCCATCGACGGACTGTCCATCCGTCTTTGTTGTCGGCGGGGCCGCCGACCGACAGGCGCGTACTGCCTGCTGTGCGGTACTGCAGGGCCTGCCTGTCCTCGGGGATCAGCAGGCCGTAGTCGGAATCACGGCTGGTCATCCATAGCAGCCCGTCCGGGCTGCGGAAGCTCACCCACAGCGCCACCGGCGCCCACGGGAAGAGGTACGCCCGCCCCGGGATCAGGGCGGGCGGTGTGTCAGTGGTCTGGGAACGGTAGAACCGGTTCAGTCCATCCACGACTTCCTTCGCCAGTTCCTCCGCCGACTTGTCCGCGTTCTCCGGACGCGTCAGCAGGTCCGCCACTGCGGTAATCGCGTGCTGCATACCCCTTGTCCTTCCACCGCTTCACCACGTTGGGGCCCACGCCCAGCATGTGGGCGATGGGCCGCAGGGTCAGGCCGTCATCGATGGCGTCGGCCACTTCGAGATGCAGTTCCTCGTAGGCCAGCTGAGTCCTGGCCAAGGCCAGGATCAGTCGCCGTCGGCGCTCTTCGGGGCTCATGCGAACAGTCCCTTCACGAGGACCGCCAGGCGGTGAAGCCTGGTCGGTCGGCGGTGAGCGATGGTGCGGGGAGCGATGTCCCGCATGGGGACGACAACGAAGTCTCCCCGGCGGTACACACCGCCCCCCACGGTGATCCGGACGACCGCCCGGTCACCGCCGGTACGGGCACGGTAGGCCTGGTGGACACGTCCTCGAACGTGCCCGTCACTGTCAGGGACCCAGACGGGGAAGTCAGGGCTGACGTCGATGGGCATGGGGTGTGCTCCCTACTCGTGGGGCTTGGGGGTGTAGCCGATGACAGCGGGCACGTCCTCGTCGTTGCGGACGTACAGCATCTGGATCTCCTTGCCGATGGCGAAGGCGTTCCATGCCTTCACGATCAGCGAGTACGTGATCGTGCCCGTGCGCGTGGCGCTGGCACGCGTGGCAGGGGACGCCATGAAGGCGTTCCGCAGGCGCAGGCGGGAGTCCCGGGCGGTCAGCCCGGCACCACTGCTCAGGCCTTCCAGCCACGCGGCCACCTTCTCGGCGTACTCGGTCTGGTAGGCCTGGTACAGCACCGCCGTGTGCGGTGAGGGGGTGATACTCGACCGGCTCTTGATGCCCATGGCCTGCCGGGCCGAGATCTCCAGGTCCGGACCGTAGTGCCGAACGTACTGCAGGGTCTGAGTGTTGGTCAGTTCCGCGTACGCCACGTTCTCGCTCCGGGGCGTCTCCAGGCCGTCCTGGGCAACCAGGATGCGCACCGCGGACGCCAGGACGTTGCGGTTGCGCTGGTGCAGCAGCTGCGCGCCGGTACGGCGGCGCCCCTCGTCCAGCTTGTCGAAGGTGTCGCGGGGCTGCTCGGGGAACACCCAGAACTCCTGCGGGATCCCGGCCAGGGCGACCGCCAGGAGGCGGTGCTGCCCGTCGATGACCCATCCGTCGGTGTCGAACGCGATGCCCTGGTGGGTCAGCGTCCACTCGCCGCGGGTCATGCGGTCCGCGTACTTGGCGACCACCGTACGAGCGACCGTGCGGTTCTTCTCGGAGGCGTTGCGGTAGTCGAGCCAGTCTCCGGCCATCTCGGGGGTGACCAGCATGACGGTGGGCTGGCTGGGCAGGCGGTATTTGCTGTCACGCGGTGTGCTCACGTTGGGGGTCCTCTCCAAGAACATTCCCCGGGCGTTTTGTCCGGGGTTGTACACATCCCCCGGCAGGGCCGGGAAGTTCAAGGCCAGACGCGTTGCGTGTGCGGGAACACACGGAACAGCCTGCAGCCACAGGCGCTCTGCGCGCCTGGCTCACAGCCGGTGGGTGCATCACCGGCTGGTCGATGACCGTAAGGCCGAAGCGGTGCAGGGGCACCTCACTCCCCTGCACCACGTTCTACCCGGCGGTCAGTTACGCCTTCGGGTGCACCTGCTCGTCGCCCACCACTACGTGGTGGGCGCCGTGGGAGCTGGACAGCTCGTCATCGTCGTAGTTGAAGCCACGGGCGGACTCCAGCGTGTCCTTGACGACCTCGCGCAGCGCCAGATCCAGGGACGGCTTCGCCTTGCCCTCGTGGGCTCCGGTCATCAGCTCGAAGTGCGACCGCAGGCCCTCGGCCGACGACACGAAGTCGTGAGTCGTCAGCACGGCCTCACCGCTGCCGTTGTTGCGCACCAGCGCGTACTTGAACGCCCGGCCCACGGCCTCGTTGACGAACGCGGGCATGTAGCCCGCGACCGACTTCGCGACCATGTCGTAGTCGACGTCGTCGGACAGGATCTTGGCGGGGATCGTGTTCTGGATCAGGCGCTTGACGCCGGATGCGTCCAGCTCCCCGATCTCGATCACGGCGTCCATGCGGCCGGGCCGCAGCATGCCCTTGTGGATCTTCAAGACATGGTTGGTGGTCATCACGACGATGACCTCCTTGCCCTTCCCAGTGATCCCGTCGGCGGCGTCCAGCAGCTTGCTGGTCCGCTCGGGGGACGCCGAATCGGCGACCACGTCGATGTCCTCGAAGAACACGACAGCCGGGGCATACAGCTGCGCGGTCTTCATGGCGTCTTCCAGGTTGTCCGTGGGACGGACGAAGATGAACGTCCACCCGTTGGCCTGCGCCTTCTGGGCGGTCAGGTACCCCGCCAGGGACTTTCCGGTGCCGTACGGGCCGTGCAGCAGCACAGCCCGCTTCACCGACTGGCCCAGCGACCGCAGCAGTGCGGTGTGCTGGATCGGGGACCACAGGTGGACCGCCAGTTCCTCCAGGATGCGGTCCGAGTACACGACCTTCGCCGGGTCCACCTGGGAGGTGTCCAGGAACGTGATGTCCTCGGAGCCGTAGAACGCCTTGCCCCGGTAGATCGAACCGGTCTTCAGCTCCTCCTCGATGGCCCTGAAGAAGCCCTCGACCTGGCTGCGGTACTTGCGGGGGCAGTCCACCGACAGGTGGCCGATCAGGCCCAGCTCCCGGTCCCGCACGGCGCCCACGGCGATGACGCCCTGAATGGCGGGCAGTTCCACCAGCCCGGCGGGCACCTGATCGGTCTGCCCGAGACCGATGTCGATGGTCTTGAACTCCGGCGGCGTGGATCCGAACATCGTGACGAAGTCCTTGCCGAGACCGGTGGTCCCGAACAGCTTCTTCATGACGGTCTTGACCGCGTAGGACACGTCGTTGGGCCGGTACTTGAACGTCCGGGTGATCGAGTGGACCTTCTTTTCCTGCTCGATGTGCTGCTGCAGAAACTTGATAGCCTCCTCGGTCTTCCCGTTGTACTGGCCGGGCAGGATGAACTTCTCGCCCTCGAACAGCAGGGCGTCCTCCTGGACGCGGCCACCGCCGAGCTTCTGCAGGGCTTCCAGGACCGCGGTGTTGATCTGCGCGTCCCGCGAGGCCTGCTCGCTCTTCGGCGAGGCGGGCATGTCGTCGTGCACGGCGAACGCGCTACGAATCATCTCGCTGCTGTCACGTGCCATGATGGGTGGATCCTCTCCAAGGTGTGCGGCAGGGACTGTCCCCCTGCAGCTGGCCGTAAGGCCAACACGTGGCCCGACCTCCCCCAGGTCGGGCCACACTGTTGATCCGGCGGTCAGGGCCCGTACCTGGTCATCTGGCGCTCCAGGTAGTCATCCAGCGCGTCAGTGCTGACGCGGTAGGACTTGCCCACGGTGATGTAGTCCATCTCGCCTCGGCGAATCAGCCGGTAGATGCTCATCTTGGACACCCGCAGCCATGCTGCGAGTTCTTCCACGGTGTAGAACTCCGCATCGGGATGGTGCGTCAGTGGCATACCTAGAGCACTCCTGTCAGGCAGTCGGGAACGAGGCGCTGTGCCTCGATCAGGTGAGCGCCGACCCAGTCGGCCGGGCCGGGCCCGTGAGGGCCCACAAGGGCCTCCAGGGCCCCGTTGTGGGCCTCTCTGACCTGTGCGATGTAGCCGATGAACACGGGGACGTGCCCGGCGGCGTTGCGCTTGACGCGCATCACGGTGACGACGTCACCGACATGCAGACATGTGCCGTACATGTCCCGCATGGGGTTCGTGTCGTTGCTCACCGGATCTTCCAGTCCCGGTCGAAGTCGGCACGCTTGCGTACGATCACCGCGTCCTCCTGGACTAGGACGACGTAGCTTTTGTCGATCATGTAGATCGTCCAGTCAGCCTCGAAAGTGGCAAAGCCGCCTGCGGTGTAAGCATGGTCGCCCGTGCGGGGCGGCGCAGGCTGCAGGGCCGTCTCTTCGGCGAGGTCGACGCCGCCGAAGGCGGCGTAGCGCACGAGGTACCACACGCCCTTACGGTCGGCATGGGACTCCGGTCCCGAGTCGATAGTCACGGCGCAGCCGCGGTAGTGGGCCCGCTGGCCTTTCTTGAACGTCATGTCTGTCCTCTCCACGGGGTGAAACCCCGGTGTTCCCGGCTACATTCACACGTCCCGTGGGCGGTCGCCCACGATGATGTCGTCCACGGTCACCAGACCGGCGGCCACGGCCAAGGCCGTGGCGTGGTACCGGTTCCTGGCCTGCATCTTGAAGCGCACGTTCGCGAACAGGGACTGCACGCTCATGCGCTTGATGCCCAGCGCTTCACCGATCTGCTCATTGGTCGCCCCACGGGCGCACAGTCGCAGCAGTTCACGTTCCCTCGGCGTCAGCCGCGGGACGCGGTAGTCACTCATTGCTCTCCTTTGCGGACATGAGCGCACCCCGTGCGCTTTCGGACACACGGGGTGCAGTGGACGGACGGGGAATCGAACCCCGCATTCGCAGGCCAGCGCGAAGCTGATCCCCTTATCCCAACCTGGTCCATGCACTGATCGGGTACATGGCCGTCCTTGTTGTACTGCGCACACGCGGCAGGATTCGAACCTGCAACCGGATGGCCGTCCGTGTTCAGCCACTTGAACTACGCGTGCGGATGATGCCCCCGCCACATCACTAACGGGGACATCGGTCTCAACTGTCGCGCCGGGCGGCGAAGATCGCCATCGCCTCCTCGTGGGACACGCCGCACCCGGCGTACAGGTCGGCCCAGCTGGTGGCCTTGCCCTCTTCGCTGGCGGCGAAGATCATGGTCTCGTCGCCACGGTCGAGAGTGAAAGCACGACTGACCACGAAGAACTCCTGAGTCTTGTCGTCCTGCACCAGCCACACCTCCCCGACCCAGCCTGCGAGGTCACGGACCTTGATCAATGCCATGGGACACTCCTCTCACGTACGTGAGCGGTACTCACGTACAGCGTTGCGGGCATACACGAAGCCGTAGGCTGCGCTGCCCAGGATGAACGGGTACTGGCGGGTGTCGACTGCGTAGGCGATCCACAGGGTCTGTGTGCACAGCCCGAACACCCACCCGTACCACTTGTGCTTACCGGCCAGCCACATGCCGATCAGGCCGAACGGCGCGAGGATGTACGACCACGCGCCCATTACGGGTGACTCCGGGAGTGCCAGCGGCCGTCCGCGTCGTACGGGGTGGACTCCATGGAGATGTTCTCGCCACGATCGGCCAACTGGCCGTAGTAGCGCGCCTGAATGGTGGTCTGCTTGACCACCTCAAGGCGACGTGCAATTGAGTCCAGTTCCGCGAAGCGCTCCTGCATCTCGGCCACCACATGGGGCGAGACCGGCTGGGAAACGGCCATGGTGATGACCCCTGGCCGGGGGGACGCCGTGGCTCCGGGAACTCGGGCGTAGAGATCCCGGATCACCTGGGCGGTCATCTCGTCCGCTGTGGCCCGCTCTGCGGGCGTCTCCGGCAGTCGCTGGAATGATGCGTGCCAGAGTGCCTTCGCGGCCTTACGGGCCGCGTAGGACGACTCGTAGCCCTGGAATTCGCCCACCGTGGACACGGTGCCCTCGTCGGTGATGTGACGCACCGTGTACAGGCGCGGGGAGCGCCAGTCTTTGCGCTCCGAGGTGGTGAAGTACGCACCATCGTCGGTGGCGTAGAACGTGCCGATCCGGCCGCTGAAGAACCGGAGTGCATCCTTGGCGAACCAGGCGGGCGCGAGTCGCGTCGCCTGTGTTCTGTTGTGTACGGGCATGATCTGTTCCTCTCCGAAACAGTGGGGTCCCTGTGACTCCACGGAAACGCACACCCCCGCAAGGATGTGCGCAACCGGCAGCATCACAGGAGAGGTTGGTTAGCTGCATTCAGTTGGTCAAGGACCCGTGCGGGATGACCTCTCCCACACCGGTGATGATGCACGTGACGCACACGTCGTGCGTCTGGGCTGCGCCATGGATGTACTGCGTGAGCCAGCCTCCGGCAACGTCAGGATCTGTGGTGTCCACCAGGAAGGCGGGCAGCCACAGGGCCTCACGGTCGGCAGGGTCGCGCAGTTCGATCACAAGGGTGCTGCACATGATGATCCCTCTCCAAGGTCATCGGGGTACTGGCCTGAGTGGCCAACAGGGCACCCGTGCGTGACGGGTGCCCGATGGTGACTCAGAGCTGCGTAACGCTGTACACGAGGCCGAGGTCGTGGTCCCCGTCGTAGCCGGGGGTGGTGCCGTAGACGACACCCGTGCCCGGGGAGCCGTCGGCGAACAGACGCAGCGTGGACTGCGTCTCGCTCCACTCCGGGATGTCCGCGTCTTCCTCGGCAGCCTGGCGCTCCTGCGCCAGCCACTCCCACGCCTCGCGCGCCGTGTCGAACTCCGGCGGGTCGTCATCCATCGGCAGGTAGCCGGGAACGTTGATCGTTGCTACGTATGTCATGAGTGATCCTCTCCAAGATCGACTAGAGCGGGGTGGGGCGGAAGACTTCGCGCTTGCGCAGGTCGAACCTGGAGTCCCAATGACCGATCTTCTTCAGCCATACGGGCTGCTTGCGCAGCTTGTAGTACGTGAGAACGGTGCAGCTCAGGCCGTACGAGCGATAGGTGAGCGCCCAGCTGACGGCGGTACTGGGCGACGACGCCTTGACGTTCCACGTGTCCACGTGGCACACGCCGTTGCTCCTGTAGTTGCGAAGCACCACACGGTAGATCGAGTGGTTGCCGTTGTCAGACAAAATCATGGTGATCCTCTCCGATCATCACCGGCCGAGCGGCCGAGTCAGCGCACCCCTGGTGGGGGATGCGCTGAACTGCTACTCGGTGCAGTCGTACATGTCGTACTCCCGCGCGGCTACTACCTCCTCAGCCTCGCACTCCAGGCTGATGGAGAACTCCGGACCGCAGTTGCCCTCACAGGCACTGCACAGTTCGGGCTTTGTGATGTCACTGGAGATGCTGATCTCCATGCAGTCCCTGCATGCGCACGGGGTGTAGCCGCTCTCTGGGGTGCTCATGACTGCACCTCCGGGACGAATGCAGGGGTGAACGCGTAGCAGACGCGCCACTCGATCGTGCCTGCCTTACTGTCGATGCTCGCGCCGCTGGATATCTTCGTCAGGAACGTGCCGTTGATTTCCCGCTTGGCCTGCGCACGGTTCTCACGGTCGGCCTTGGCGTCCGTGCTGAAGTGCGACAGGGGGATGGTGATCTTCACCCACTGCAGTTCCCTCATGACTGCACCGCCGGGGCGGCAAGGCTGGCAGCCGCCGCGTGAGCGTCGGCCAGCATCATCGGGTGCATGGCGGTGTACGTGACCCGCTCACTGGAACCGTGGTACGCCACGACCATGTAGCCCGCGCTGTCCGCCCGCAGGCGGACCCCGAAGCCACGCGAACCGGTGAACACCCACCGGTTCGCGATGAAGGACATGCCGGAGCCGTCCCCCGTGGGGTAGTTGTCTCGCATGATCAGTTCCTCTCCAAGAGAGATCATGTCCGGCTGAGTAGCCGAGCCAGCGCACCCCCAGTGGGGGTGCGCTGGACTGTCACTCAGTCGACTTCGCCACGCGACCACTGGTTGAGCACGGTAGCGACGGTGGCCGCCTGGTGCTTCTGGGCGTAGGCCGCGATGACCGTTGTCCGCAGCGTCTCACCGGTCACCCGGTCGACCGTCCTACGCACGACGGTGAACTTGTCCTGTACCTCGTACTTGCTTACGGTGCTGCTCATGCCGACACCTCCGCATCCCGCTTGAGAGTGACGGTGGACAGCTTGATGCGGTCCGTCGCCTCGCGGCGCAAGTGCTTGATCACACTCGCGTTGAACTTGGCCGTCGTGATCGGGGTGACGTTGGTACGCAGCCCGATGTGGGCCCGCACGTCGGCCGGGGTGACCTTGATCCCCCCGTACACGTGCCACGCCATCCGCTCCCGGGTGAAGAACTCCTCCCAGTTGGCGTCCGTGATCTCACCCATGCCGACCGTGATGGTCGACCAGATGAGGTGCTCCGTGATGTCGTTGAGGGTCCTGTACGTGCTGCCCTCGTACTCCGGAACCCAGCACACGGACTCATGGTCCGCGATCCTGGTCAGATCCCAGTTCAAGCTCATGGTGTGTCCTCTCCGACACGGGACTGAGTTGCCCCAGTGAACGCACGGGCCGAAACCCGTGCACTCAAGTGGTACTCAGGTGTTCCACACGACGTACAGCACGATCCCCACGAACAGGATCGTGTAGAGCCGCTGGCGGCTCATGCCGCCCGGGCCGACCACACGTACTCACGGACCCACGCCCGGGGGGCGATGAACACGGCGTACCGTGTCCAGCTGTCCCCCCGGTGCTCACCGCACGCGGTGAAGCCGAACAGGCGGTCGGTGCGGGCATCCGCACCCATCCACCGCCGTGCCCCGTTGGGGCACCCGTTGACCTCGCACTTACGGGCGAGGTCAACCACGGGGTTGACCGGAAACCACTTGTCCCGGTGCAGGGTGCAGCACCGGTCCTCCCACGCACGGCCTTCGGCCGTGTGGTTGCGGGACGACAGCTTGGTGATGACGTACACAGCGGGCGTGTAGCACCAGTCGCAGTCGGTTTTGCGCAGGTTGAGCGACTGCAGCCATGTCATGCCGTAGCCGTCCATCATCTTGATGCCCATGATCAGTCCTCTCCAGAACCTGATCAGTGGGAAGCCCTTGATGGGCTACCCCTCAAGACTGCAGGGAAGGCGCAAGCGAAGCGCGGCCACCCCTGGGGACAGACGCCTACTCCCCTGCAGTCATGACGGGTCACACTGCACAACCACTGTGCTTGTGTCCCGCAGGTGCACCCATGGGGTGCCCTTGCATGTGCGTGTTGCCTGTCGCCATGGCATCCTCGTCGCGCCCCGCCAGGGGGATGGTTTCGCTCGGATGCGTGTGATGGTTCAACACGTCCAGGGGGTTCTGGGACCCTGGCTCCCTCTCTGTGTGTCCGCCACCCTCACGGGTGATGGGGTCACCGGACTAGGGGTCCGGACCCACTTCAATCGTTCGGCACACTCGGTTCGTTCAGTGGGGGATTCACCCCGACCTCCCGCCCTGCCCTGCCCTCACTCGGTGGGGAGTCTGAGACTCGACCCGTTCCGGTGGTCCGTGATCCCGTTCCCGACCCCGCTTCAGCGGGTGGTACTGGGCGGTCCGACTGGGTGGTGCCGGATGAACGTCTCACTAGGGGGCTGAGTGTGTCAATAGGGGTACAGGGCAAACCTTTAGCAAAGGAAGTTAGATCATGCTCTGACCTGCACGTTCGGTGAACCCCGAAGATCACGTTCATGTGCCATGAACGGTTCGATCATGGTGTGTGAGCGCTCACACACCATGATCCATGAGGCCCGTAGGGCCACCCTGGACGTGCATAAGACACGTCCAGGCCTGACGGCCCCTGTGAGCCGCTGCCAGCGCAGCGGTGGACCGACGGGGCGCACCAGCGCCCACAGGCCCGCACACGGGCACACAGCGCCCCTGCCGGGCGCGTCAAGGTAAGTCTCCCGAGTCGCCAGTCTCCGACTGGCACAACAGGGCGAAGCCCGCAGCCACACCTGTGAAGCTGTCAAGCTGAACAGGTGGTGTGCACATGTCAAGGCAAAGTGGGCTTGTCGGCAGACAAGACCCCCACCCCCGAGGCGCAGCCTCGCGCGCGTGCGCACGCATGTGCGTGCACGCGTATAAGCGCGCACCGCGCGCATGTGTGCGTGTGCGCATGCACACGCGTATGTGAGCCAACGGCTCACACCATGAGTGAGCAGGCTTCAGGCCTGCTCACATGCGCATGCATGCGTGTCCTGCCCTGAAGGCAGGACACATGTGTGCAGCTGAGCTGCACGTATGTGCCGACACACGACTGATCCTGAAGAGGATCAGTCGGCTAAGTGTGAGCCGAGGGCGGCTCACTTTGGTGAGCTTTGCTCACCTTTGTGCTCATCAAGTGTCTCTTTCGGGCCGGTTCGGCCCGTTTTGACCCGGGGTTGTTAACCCCGGCCGCCCTCGGCTCGGCTAGTAGCCAGCCGAGCATCTATGTCAATCGTCTAGTAGACGATTGACATATGCACCCCACTCACGCGTACCGGCCTGGACCGGTACGCGACTGACCGCCCGCCGGGCGGCGTCGGCCACCGGCCGACATATACGCGCGGGCGACACAAGTTCTTGCAGTCAACATGCCCCCACCTAACCGGGATGTCAAACCTGAGCCCTGCTCAGGTTTCATGTTCCTGACCGGTAGGTAAGTACCCCTACCAGGGGCGGTGACCCTAAGGTGTCGACATGAAGCGATACG